AACTCTTGCCATGCCCTTGCGGGTCGGCGCTTCGATAAACTCACAACCCTGACTTTTAGCATACTCCTCAATATCAGGGAGATGGTCATATATATAGAAAGGCATTCCCTTACTCTTACCTTCTGCGGTAAGTATTCTCAGAAATGTCATTCTTGGGTATCTAAGTATTTGAGTTATAGAGTGGGCTATCACTTCGCCTTCTTCTTCTATAACCCAAAGATCAGAGAAACCGCTAACAAGGTCTTTATAAAAATCCTCGCCTGCGTATATGCTATCGCTGTAGACCATCGCCCGTTCTATACCGGGAAGAACCTTTTGCCATATAAGAGGAACTTCGCTAGGGCTAACCAGTCTCATATATTACTTTTATGCGTCCTAAAATATTTATTATCTGGATCATTAAGATATCTAGCAAGAACTGCAGGATCTTTCTGAATATCTCCGTTAGTTTCTTTAATCCAGTTCTGCCACACTGTCAGCGGAATGGACGCAACTTTTCTTCCCATTGCTGAATGCGTAGAGTTATTCACGCCTTCGTTATATTCCCGCTTGTTCTTTTCAAGAACAGGGGATGCATCCATTACTTTGGTTAGAGAAAAACTTCCGTCATGCTCCTCTTCAAAGTACGTGGTAGATACACCGTCATTATCGAATATAGTTTTTACTTTGCTCATACAAAACCTTTACCGCCCACATTAGCAACTTTCTGCGGTTTGCTGTAAGCCTTTTTCAGTTCCGCTATGGCGTCAACTTTTTTGCCCTCAATTTTTTTATCAGGCTGCCGGTCAAAGTGTTTCTTCTTGAGTTTCATTTTATCCCCTAAAAAAGTGGGGGAGGCAAATGCCTCCCCCTATTGTGGCCTCTATTAGAGAGCCGGGTCCCAACCAAGGATAGCGCCGTTGGCTTCCTCGTTGCGGGCACGCAGACCGTACTCCACAACAAGCATCTTCGACATGCTATCACCAGTCTTCGCCAGATCAGTCGTCTGGAAGTTTCGCAGATAAGCGATATCCCAGAAGTCATAATCAAGGAAGTAGCAGGTTTTGGCAGGCATCTGACGGTTAGGCACTATCTTCAAGTTACCAAAATCGGAAACATAGATGTCAACCGCTGCCACGACAAAAGCCGGGGACTGGTTGTTTGCGGTCGTGCGCAGGTCAGACACGCTCTGCGAAAGGGTTGAGATTTTCTGCTTGAGCGCACCGTCAACCATAAGGATATCAGGTTGCGCACCGGCATCCCAGCACTGCTTCATGAGATCACGAATGTCCGACTCAACAACGGCTTTGTCCGCACCCGGAGTCGGGGCGGTCGTGCCGTAGTCAGCAGGCGAAGCGGTGGCCGTGCCGTTCTCAAGGTTAGACTGAACCCATGCGCCAACACCACCGGTTTCACGAGCCGTACCGGAGGAACCGGCGACCATACCGTTGTTGCTGAGGAGCATTTTTTCCATGTCCAATTTGAGTTCTTTAGCACGCTTTGCCATCTGGTAAGCCTCAGTCGATTTACGACCGGCAAAGTCAACCGCTTCAGCAGTGCCAGAAGTCTGGATCACTTTACGACTGATTTGCGTGTAGTTACCACGACGGGTCGGCTCTGCGACCGCCAATGCACTTGCATCATCGCCTTCAGCAACCACGTTGGTTGCGTCGGCTGCTGCCAGCGTATCGGTTTGCCACTCAAAGTAAGTGTTCGCACAAGAAGATTTGCCGATGCTAGACATAAACGGCGTGTCATCCGGTGCAATGTTGTAAATGATATTTGAGAGGTCTTCACGAATGCCTACGGCACCGTAAGTCTCTCTAGTATTAGTTGGTACTGTCATAATATTTTCTCCTTAGAAAAAGTCTTCCATCAAAGCAGCGGCATCATCCACTGACCCTGACGATTTTAGTTGATTACGAAGTTCGGCCTTACGCCTACGATCAGCATCAACCTTTGCCCTTTTGCTTCCGGGCTTAACCAACTTGGGTTTGTTCTTCAACTTCTTTCCTTTTACATCAGCCTTCTGCAAGGCGTCATAACGCATTGCTTTCATAAGAATATTGATTGCACGTGAGTCTGCTAGGCTAGTGATTTCTTCCTCAGTGTAGCCAGCATCCACTCCGTAGTCACGTATTTCTGACGCAAGTTTTACACGCTTCTGATCATCAGACCACTCAGGTATCAGTTCACGTAATTCTTGGTTAGCGATATCTACTTTTTCAGCATGTTCACGCTTTTGATCCTCTTGCATCTGAACCTGAACCTGATTAATTTGCATGTTAATTTTCTGGAGTCGTTCTTGTTCTTCACGAAACTCTTCACGCTTAACAGCAAACTCAACAGGATCATCTAGTTTAAGACGGTTCCAATCAACATCCTTAAACTTCTGCATACCAGATGATATTTGAAGTCCAAGGTGTCCAAGTGCTTGTTGATACTGCTGACGCTCGACATTTAACTGTTGAAGTCCGGACCTCAATTGATCAGCAACTGATTCCATTTGCTTACGTTGTTCAGCAATCTCTTGCGTCTTTCTTGTGTAATCCGAAGTTCTTGAGTATCCACTGATTAGTTCGTCGTAGGTAACTTCAACATCTTCACCATTTACTTTTACGGTGTATGTCTCATCACCTTCTTCTCCTTCAGCCTCTTCTTCGGTTGACTCTTCAGCCTCTTCCTCATCGGATTCTTCTGAATCGTCGGCCTCACTTTCGTCAACAGACTCTTCCTCTAGGGGTTGAGATTCTTCTGACTCTGTGGGTTGCTCTTCTGCTTCAGAGGTTTGTGCTTCTTCAGCCTCCATCATCTGCAAAATTGCTTCTTGTGCGCCTGCCACATCCATTGCCTGCGCTAAACTTTCTGCCGCTTCCGCTCCCATTGGGTTGGCATTAGCGATATTAGGTAAGTTAATTGCCATATTAAATATTTCTCATTGTTGATGTGAATTTAGTTATTTGTCCTTCCTCAAATATTGCTTGCAAATGTCCTACCAATCTGTCTAGCAATTTGAGTTCAAGCCAAATCTGTTCTCTACTATCAACGTCGTGTTGATTAGTTGTGCCCCACTCAGATACTAACTGTTGTTTCAAGGCTTCTACGCTTTCTTGAAATAGTTTGTCTTCTAAGATTCTTCGGGCTTGTTCAATTTTTAATTCTTTGCTCATCCAATTTTTACCGGAGCGTCTCGTTCAGCCTCCATTTCCATTTCTACCATTTTAAATTTGGCATCCAGTTGAGTCTCTTTCATCTCGTTCTGGACCTTCATTCTCTTAACTTCTAGTTCTCCCTGCTTAACCTGATCTTCTACCTGCATAGATTGCAGTTGAGCCTGCATCATTGGATCAGGGGGCGGAGGTTGTTGCCTATCCGGGGGTGTAATGTAGTCATCCACGTTCTGATAACCCATTGACTTGATCAATGCAGACATAAGGTTGTAGTTATTTTCTGGGGATACCATCGGATTGCCAGCCTGAGATCCAGCCATCTGCACCAACTGCATAAGTTGAGCAATCTGCTGATCTTTGTTTCCTTGCCCTAAAGCAACAGACACCGTGGCGTCCATAGAGTCGTTCCAAGACGTTGGATCAATCTCAACCCATTCGTTTCTTAACCTGACTACACGCTTCTTATCCATGTATTTGCAAAGAAGTTCATATATACGGAGCATCAACTCCTTCACGCCAGTTTCTGCAAATTGCCTTGCAATAAGTTCAACACGGCTTTGAGCAGCAGTCATTACAGCGTTAACTGCAGCGGCTGTAGTATGCGAAGTAAGAGCCTTGTCGTTTAATCCCTGACTGTTTTTGCTTACCCCTGCACGGCTTTCTCTGATTCCGTCAATATACTCCAGCATCTGGAATGTGTAAGGCTCAAGCGTAGGAGTTGCCAGAGGCATTACTGCGTTGGGCGATTTAACACGAACTATTCCACCCGGTCTTGCCGATAGCAGATCGTCAAGATTAGCCTGGCCTTCAAGAACAGCAAACCTTCCGTAGTTCTGGTTGTACATATTATCTAAAAGGTTTCTAGTTACAACGCTCTTGATCTGTTGAAGAGGTATAGTAAGATCAGCAATAGATAACCCAAAGAACTTGTGCGGAACTTTAATAGGGGTAATGCTAACAAATGGAATGTTATCAACTTCCTCGTTTGAAAGTATCTCGCTGCCTACCGTGCAAACTTTTCTTAGTTCGGTAATTCCATCGCCATCAAAGTCTGTTCTCAAAAAAGACTCGTAAAGCCAATACTCTTTTAATGCGTCCTCATTCGCAGCGTTGTTTCTAATGTAATAAGGATCTCCAGTATTGTCATTAATGAATCTTGCGGCATGCTCAATATCCCAGTTCGCTGTGTAATCGCCATCTCCGATGTTGCTTTCATCCATGTCTGGGTACATTTCACGAAGTTCGGACAAAGTTTTGCGAACACGATGGCAAACAAATCTTGCATCTTGTATAGACTTTGCTTCACGATTGATAACAAATTCTTCTGGCGGGACATTGACGATAGAAACCTTTCCATCATTCATGTATCTTCGGATAACAACATTGTGCATGGGCATACCCATTGCATCGCTTATCTCTTCATGCTCAACGACTTCAACATTTTCATCCATAAATATAGAATCAAACTCAACATCGTTTAATCCTTTATACGTCTCACGATGGTACTTATCAGATTCTTCCCACCAGACTTTTACGATACCATTCTTTTGAAGCAGTGCGTCGGTAAACCAATTATATAAAATATTCCATCCATCGTTTTGCCTCTGCAAAACAAAGTTTACATAGTCTGTTGCCTGCTGTGCAGCAGCAACATCTTCTGGGCCT